TATATAATTATGGAAGTTACATTAACAATTTTACAGGAATACGCAAAAGCATCAGATAATTTATGGATGTACCACAAGTTGCAATTATTAGAAAATGAAATAAAAATAGAAATATTAAACGCAGAAATAAAAATCATAAAAGAATATTAATTATGGAAGAATCAACTTGTTGTGGTGCTGAAAGATGGCACGAAACAGACCTTTGCAGTGAGTGTAAAGAAAATTCAGAGTTTAACGAAACAGAAGAATAATATGAAAGTAAACGAAACCGCTTGGATTAACTTAAAAAAGCAAATAGAAATGCACTTAAAAGAAGACCCAAATTTAACAGATGTTGCAATTAATTATCAAGTAAAAATACCAACTTTTGGAACAAGAAATTATTTAAACTTAAATGTTTCAATTAACAAATAAATTTTAACTATATTTACAAAAATAAAAACAATTAAAAATGAACAATTTAAACAAGATTCAAGCCGAATTAAAAGCACCAAAGAACCAAAGAAATAATTTTGGTAAGTACAATTACAGAAGTTGTGAAGACATCTTAGAAGCAGTTAAACCGCTTTTAGATAAATACAATTGTACACTTACAGTTTCCGATGAAATAAAGCAATTAGGAGATATTATCTTTGTAGAATCAATTGCAGTAATATCTGACGGAGAGAACCAAGTGCATACAAAAGCACAAGCGGGTATAGACCCAAACAGAAAAGGTATGGACATTGCACAAAGTTTTGGTAGTAGTAGTTCATATTCGAGAAAGTATGCTTTAAATGGCTTATTTTTGATTGATGATACAAAAGATGCTGATAGTACAAATACACACAATAAAGTACCTACAAGTAAAACTACAACAACTTTAGAAAACAATAAAGATTGGCTAAATAAAGGTACACCTGAATTTACAAAAGTAATAGCATATTTAAAAAACGGTGGCACACTTGCAAACGTTGAAAAGAAATACAAAGTTTCAAAAGAAACAAAAGAATTATTAACTAAATAGAATTAAAAATAAACCAATTAAAATTAGAATTATGAGCAACAAAAGTTATTTATTAGGAGATGTAGAATTACAATTAGATGAAATTAAAAAGTTATCTCAATACTTTGAGAGTATTTTAACTTACAATTCACAAAAGGAGTTAGTGCCAAAAAAAGATGAAAATGGTAAAGAGTTAAAGAAACTTAAATTAAACTTTTCAATCTTTGAAGAAGGAAATTATGGTAAAAATGTTTCTTTTACAATTCCCCAAACAAAGGAGCAGAGAGAAAACAAAGAGAAGAAGCGTTATGTAGCAAATGGTAAAATTTATTACGCATCTGATGAACTGCAAGGTTTTGTTCAAAAGACAGAAGCAAAGGTAGAGGTTCAAGAAGAAACAGTAGATTTACCATTCTAATTCACATTTTCAACTAACCAAATAAAAAGGGAGTATTCATTGGGTTACTCCCTTTTTTTATTTAAAATTTATAATTAATTTATGTGGCATTATAAAGGAACACAAATAAAAGACAGAACAGATTTACCAAATGATGCAATAGGCTTCGTTTACAGAATACACAACCACAAAGAAGAAAAACACTACATAGGCAAGAAGATACTGCTTAATAAGCGTACTAAACCACCATTAAAAGGATATAAGAGAAAGAGGGTTGATTACGTTGAAAGCAATTGGTTAAAATATACAGGAAGTAATGCAGAAACAAAAAAATGGTTGATTGAAGATTGTTACAGAGAAATAGTTTACATTTGCTATAATCGAACAATGATGACTTATCACGAAACCGCTTTACAATTTCAAGAAAAGGTTTTGGAAACTGATAAATTTTTAAACGATAACATTTTAGGTAAATTTTTTAAAGCAAGAATAATCAAATACAAAGAAGATGAATCAAAACACAACGACAGATGATAGTAAGGAAGTTAAAAGAATGGAAATGGAGTTGCTTTATAGTGATGCCTATGTTGACATTTCAGAAGAAGTAAAATATCCGCCTGTTGCAATTTCTTGCGGTTCTTATTCAGAACAAAATACAGATGGAACAAGCACACAATACCAAATACCAATCGGAACTTACGGAAACTTTAGCTTTGTACAAGCACCCCCAAAAGTTGGTAAGAGTTTTTTTACAAGTTTACTAACATCCGCTTATTTAGGCGGTGGTAATAAATTTACGGGAAAAATAAAAGGACATAGAAAAGGCAGAAACGTAATTCATTTTGATACAGAACAAGGTAGATTTCACGCTCAAAAGGTTTTTAGAAGACCTATAATAATGAACGGTTTAGAAGCAGATGAAAAGTATTACACTTATGCTTTACGTAATATGAACCCAAACGATAGAATTGATTTTATAGATTATGTTTTAGAAAATACTTTAGATGGTAAAAATATAGGCTTAATTATTATTGATGGGGTTGCTGATTTAGTTTCTGATGTTAACAATTTGGAGCAATGTTCTTACGCAGTTCAAAAGCTAATGAGTTGGACAGATTTATATAAATGCCATATTGTAACTATAATACATTCAAATTATGGAAGTGATAAACCAACAGGGCATCTAGGTAGCTTTTTGGAAAAGAAAGCAGAAACACAAATCAAACTTGAAAAGAACCACGTTAACAAAGGTTGGGTAAGTGTTGAATGTAAAAGAAGTAGAAACAGAAGTTTTAAACCTTTTAGCTTTTTAATAAACGATAATAGTTTACCTGAATTTGTTAATGATGACTATGAATTTTAATTAAAAAAAAATAGTATATTAGCATATATGGAAAATTGGAAAGAAAAGGATTTATTTGAATGGTTATCAACTAACCATTACCAAACATTAGTAAACAGTAAAAATCCAATTTCAAGATGGGATTGCTACGATATTAAAACACAGAGCAGAATAGAATTGAAATGTAGACGTAAACACTATGATACATTAATACTTGAAAAGAAAAAATACGATGCTTTAATATTAGAATCAAATAAGAATTTAGATATACCAATTTACATTAATAGCACACCAAGCGGTATTTATTCATTCAATCTAAATGAAATAGATATTAAATGGTTTACAAAATCACTACCTGCAACAACCGAATTTGCTAAACGTATTTGGGTTAAAAAAGAAATTACAGAATTAGAAATAAACAAGGCAATTAAATTGAAATAATTATGGAAACAATCACATTATTAAACAAAGAGGTTTTTAATAAAGAAGAAATTTTAGTGCAAATGTTAGATGATACATTTTATTATGGTTATTTAGGTAAAAACGCACTATCTTCTTCAACCTGTAAAAGCCTTTTAGAATCTCCTGAAGCATACGTTGAATACATTAATAAACCACCAAGAGAAAAAGAACCGCAACCTTTTAGAGATGGCAGGTTAATACATTTGTTAAGTTTAGAACCACATAGGGTTGAAGAACTTACAATTATAGAAAGCACCAAAGGAAGTAAAGCATATAAATTAGCAGTTGAAGAACAATTACCGCAAACCGTTTACACATTAGCAGAATTAAATAGGTGTAAGGCAGTAGCAGAAGCGGTATTAAGCAATAAAGATTTTAGTAGGTTAGTAAAGGATGCAGAGTTTGAAATACCTGAAATAGGCTATTATAACGGTTTACCATTTAGGGGAAAAGCAGATATACTTTTACAAGGTGTTGTGGTCGATTTAAAAACAACAAGTGATATTACACAATTTTCTGAATCTGCTTTAAAATTTAACTATGATTTACAAGCAGCACTTTATTTAGAATTGTTTGAAGCGTTTGAATTTAATTATGTTGTAGTTGATAAACAAACAAAAGAAGTTGAATTTATTACTTTATCAGATGAATTTATTCAAGGTGGTTATGAAAAGTTAAAAATAGCTACTGATAACTATAAAAAGTATATTGACAATAAAGAACATTATGATACAAATTATGCTAATAGTTTAGAACTTTAAGTTATGGAAAAAAGACAATGCAATAAATTAAATTCAGTTGCTTACAATAGTTGTATTGATAGTTATTATCAAACAAAAGACAAAAATGATGTTTACGAATATTGGCTTTATTTATTAGAAGCAAAAAGATTTTGTGAAGCAAACGGAGTTGAAAAAGCATTGGAATTAATTGTGCTAATTGAAGATTTAAAGATAGATGGCAAAGACAAAGAAGAAGATTGTAGTTAAAAATTGCAATTACGATGCAATGAGGCATTGCTTTAAAAAAGGCTTTAGGATATACCCAAAGGTTTCAGGTTCTAAATTTAAAGTAGTTTACGCTATTGGCAATAAAATCCAATACTATATGAAAGGTAAAGAATTTAATGCACAAGAATCATTCCAAGCAGTATGGGATTTATATACAAAGATTTACGAACACGATAAAAACAAATAAATTATGATTAAATATAAATACCCTAAATCTTTTTGGAAAATATCCGAGCAAATAGGTCACGCAAGAGGTGTTATGAATTATGATAATAATATAGTTAATAAAAGATTTGACAGAGGTAATAAAAATTCACACGTTGATACTTTAGGTATTCTTGGGGAGTTGATAGTAATGGACTATTTAATAAATAAAAATATTAAGTATAATGTAGCTAATCTTTTAGATTTTAAATCAACTAAAAATCCTGATTTTATTTTAAATGGAAAAAGAATAGATGTTAAAACAAATAAACATTCAAAGTACTCCCATTTATTAGTAAATGAAGAAGCACATAAAAAAGGATTAAATAAAATTGATTTATATTGGTTTGTTTACGTTGTAGATGAAACTAATGTAGAATTTTATTTTGTTAAATATAATGAAATAAACGAATGGAATTGCAAACTAATGAAATACACAAATGCATACTATATTAAGAGAGAAAATTTAAAAAAATAAAATATGAATAGTTTAAAAAAATTATTAGAAGTAACAAAAGAATTTAATAAAGAGTTAAGTAAAACAGAAGACAGAAAAGCAATGCCTGTTTATTCAGGAGTGCTTACTTATTTCCCTGATGCATTGAAAGAAGTTTCTAAATGCAGTTTAGCAGGACAAAAACAACACAATCAAGGGAATAAATTGTATTGGGATAAAAATAAAAGCACAGACAATGCAGATGCTTTAGTT